GGGTTTGCTCCGTCGTATGAAGAAATAAAACAGCTTATGGGCTCGAGGTCCAAGGCCCATGTGCACGCATTTGTACACCAATTAATTAGAAGAGGATGGATAGGAAGAGGAAATGGCAGGAATCGGTCAATTTTTATTTTGTAATGTGTCACCTATAGTGATATATTTGCTTAAAAGTTTTTTTTATTTTGTTACCGGGATCAAAACTGGTGCCACAGTGACACAATTGATGATTAATACATATAAATCAATGATTTATTATGTGTCACCTATGTGTCACTACTCTAGACAACGCAAGGCACTTTTTTGTTTTTTAGAAAATAAAATGAGTAAAAACTCAACTATACTGCGGGTTACAGCATGGTAGATAAAAGATTAAGTGGTGCCACAAGTGGTGCCACAAATATGGCAAAAAGATATCCAATCAGAGATGATGGATTGACGGATAAACAGCGTGTGTTTGTTAAAATCTACGCAGAGAATGAAGGTAGATTGACACCGACGGAGTGTGCAAGACAAGCTGGATATAAAGAGGATAGAGCTAATACAACAGCTTCTGAACTATTGAATGGTAAAAGATTCCCGAAAGTTGTAGATGCTATAATTAAACGACGAGCTGAAATTGAAAAAACACACGAGGTAAAGTTAAATAAGCATGTACAGGAGTTGGCTAGATTACGCGAGAAATCACTTGCGGAAAAGTCTTATTCTGCTGCTGTTAATGCTGAGCGCTTGCGAGGGCAGGCTGCAGGATTGTACATCGATAGAAAAGAAATCAGAACGGGTTCTATTGACTCTATGTCTAGAGACGACGTTCTAAAACAATTAAAAGAGTTAGGATTAACAGGTGATTTTAAAAAAGAAGGAAATAAAACTATCATTCAGGTCGAAAAGGAATCCGATAGCAAAGGACCTAAAGACATCACGCCAGTGGAGGCAGAAGATAGTGAAGAACAAGAAGAAGTATGACCGTAAAGACGGAAACAAATTTTTGGAAGAGTGTAAAGACATCATTAGAGGGTGGTGATTATGTTTTTTCTCGTCTGGAGAGCTACGTTACTCCAGGATTCCCAGATTGTTTAATATTTCATAAAGACGTAGGTTTCTTCACACTTGAGTTGAAGGTCGTCAATAGTAGTAATAAAGTGGTGCTATCGCCATTTCAAATTGCCTGGAATATGCGTCATGCGTTAGCAGGAGCTCAGTCTTATATCTTAGTTAACCTGCCTGTCAGCGGCGATGTCAAATTGTTTCACGGCTGTAAAACCAAGGACCTCGGCGAAAGTAACGTGTTTCAAGTGCCCGGGTTGTACGAAGGAAGGCTCGCGGACCTAGATTTGTGTCAAGTAGTTTCAAACTCCCAAACTCCTCATACATAAATTTCTTGTTGATAACCTGTGGATAAGTCGCAGCTGGGCGCCCGGCGCGCGATCCCGTTAACCTGTCAAGTTCAAACTCCCAAAACCCTTATTTTCCGCCAAAAATTCCTTGACGCCTTTCCTGATTAGCCCGGGATCCCATCCAGGCAGCTGGTACGCCAGTCCCAAACTCCCAAACTCCCTAATGTTTCTCCCGTTTTTTCGTGAGGCGTGAGCTGCAGCTCCACGCACCGGGCGCGCCGGGAGTTCCCGGTCAGAGCGTATTCATACCAGTTGGGTAGATGTCCAAGTTTCGTGAAGCAAGGAAAGTTATCCACAATTAATTTGAGATAGGTATATACTTTGTGATTCGTAAATGTTATAATAAGATGTCTTTTAATAGCGAGTGACCCAGTAGGTGAGAGGCGAAAGTAAAAGACATAGAAATAGATTGGAGTTACTATGGATAAAGATTTAATTCATGTCTTGGAAAAGATTGCCAATGGCATTGAAGAAAGCAACGATATATTAAATAGAATTGCTACTCATTATGATGGGGTTGTTCCTGTTATGACACGCAATGCAAAGCGAGTGGAGAAAGCTCATGTTGAATCAGAAAGCAACGGCTCTTTATTAGATATATTTAGACCTGTTAGTAGAGAACAAGAGAATTAACCCATAGGTTTGGGGAGCCAAAACTCCCCAAACTCCCTTGTGTATAAACTGTGGATATCCTGTGGATAAGTCGTGCCCGGGACGCAGCGGGCCCTGGGCGCGATCCTTCAAACTCCCAAACTCCCTTTCGTATAAAACCTAAGGTTTCTGGGATTTTTGTATGAGCTTCAGTTACCCGGGCGCCCGCTGGTACTTCCGTTTCTCCTTCGGAATAAAATGGCAGATTTGTTGATGTCCCGGGTTGACAATTGTCCTTCCAGGATCTATAAACGCTGATGCAGCCAGGAGCTGCAGGATGGGAAGAAAGAGAGATAGAATTGGATTACTTATTAATGATAATACCCTTGAAAATAGCCCTTATTATATGGGTAATGTGGTACTTCATGCCTTAAACTCCCAAACTCCCTATCGTTCAACTTCAGAGGTTGGACCGTGATTCGTGAGCTGACGCACCGGGCGCGCCGGGCATGAAAGTTGCGTAGTGTCAATACTTGGAAAGTTATCCACAAGAAAAAGAAAGAAAGGGTTGTGATGGATTACATCTGATGATATAATGATGACTAGTAACTCGGTATAATTTAGAAGATATCGCCAAAGTGCTAGATGAGGCAAGATAAACGGAGTTATTCGGCTCTTGCCTCACAAGAGATGGTAATGGGGTTTAGTCCTTACTCGGTTGATCAGAAGTCCGTTCTATTCCCCCAAGCTCCCCAAACTCCCAACACATCAAACTATCAAGCTATCAAAGATGATTCGATTTCCCGGGGCAGCGGGCGTACGCTGATGCCTGACGATTGGGCATAAAAAAAGGGCGACCTATCGGAAGATTAGTCGCCCTAGTTTATAGGATTAACGAGTATTTGGGAATTAACTATCAGTCAACCCTAATCTCTTCATAAGGTAGCCAATATCGTTTTGTAAGTGGTGTAATAAATCTTTTCCACCCTCATTTGCATTTTGACTAGCCCATTCAACTATTGAATTACATAGTATTCCAGATATTAGTTTCCAATCTGGACTGTTAGTCTTTGGTAGTTTGCTCAACACTTCTTCAAGTGATACATCACCAACTGACTTTGTTTTAACATAAGCTGTTAGTTCTTCAACTAATGGTGCTATGTTAACATTGTTATTAGTTATTATTTCGTTAGGCATAGTTAATTCCCTTTCTATTATTATTCATTACCTATTATCATAGTTAAATAATAAATGTTGTTGTATTTGTGCAACATTGTGGATAACCTGTGGATAACTTTCGCCCGGGCCTGCTACCGCAGGCGTCTTGCGGCCTCCGGCCGCCCGGTCTAACTCGAAGGGGGTAACCCCCCCTTTTGCGTCTACCTCCCCTAGAGGCGACGAAGATTGAGTTTGAGAGTGACAAACACTACATAAAACGTTATAATTGAAGTCTCAAAAAAATTTTTAAAAAATGGAAAATGTTTCTAGTTTAGAATCCTTAGACACAAACACATTAAAACTAATCCTTAAAAACGCTTTAGACGATAAGCGCGAAAAGATTCAAGGTGATTTTTTAAGTTTTGTTAAAACAGTTTGGCCTGATTTCGTTGAAGGTAAGCACCACAAAATTTATGCAGAAAAATTAAATCGTATTGCAAGTGGTGAGCTTAAAAGACTTATTGTCAATATGCCACCAAGACATACAAAATCTGAATTTGCATCAAACTTATTTCCGGCGTTCTTCATGGGCCGTCATCCAAAAGCCAAGTTAATTCAAACAACACACACAGGAGAATTAGCAATCAGGTTTGGACGTAAGGCAAAAAATTTGATAGAATCATCTGAATATGAAAAAGTTTTTCCTACAGTTAAACTTGCTGCCGATTCTAAGGCTGCTGGTCGTTGGGAGTCTAATCATGGTGGCGAGTACTTTGCTGCCGGCGTTGGCGGTGCTATTACTGGGCGTGGGGCTGATTTACTCATCATTGATGATCCTCATTCGGAACAAGATGCTCTTTCTCCTACTGTTCTTGAGTCTCATTATGATTGGTATACTTCTGGACCAAGACAGCGTCTTCAACCTGGTGGTGCGATAGTTATAGTAATGACACGTTGGTCAGTGAAAGATCTCACTGGCAAACTACTCGAGGCCCAAGGAAAAGATGAATTAACGGATAAATGGGAGGTCGTTGAGTTCCCCGCAATCATAAATGATAAACCTATGTGGGGTAATTTTTGGTCTTTGAAAGGATTACTTGGTGTTAAGGCATCAATTCCACTTACAAAGTGGCAAGCGCAGTGGATGCAGCAACCAACATCCGAAGAAGGAGCTCTAATTAAGCGTGAATGGTGGAAAACATGGGAAAAAAGTGAAATTCCACACTTAAATTACATAATTCAGTCATATGATACTGCTTTTTCCAAAAAAGAGACGGCAGATTACTCTGCAATTACGACTTGGGGCATTTTTGAGCCCGATGATGACACTGGAACGTCATTAATTTTGCTTGATGCGAAAAAAGGACGATGGAATTTTCCAGAATTGAAGAGAATGGCACTTGAAGAGTACAAATATTGGGAACCAGAGCAAGTAATTATTGAAGCAAAGGCATCTGGAACACCACTTACACACGAATTACAAAAAATGGGCATACCAGTTTTAAACTTTACACCTTCAAAAGGAAATGATAAACATTCAAGAGTAAATAGCGTTGCTCCACTTTTTGAATCTGGAAAAATTTGGGCACCGGACGAAAAATTTGCAGAAGAAGTCATAGAGGAATGCGCTGCATTCCCATTTGGAGACAACGACGACTACGTGGACTCCACCACGCAAGCTTTAATGAAATATAGACAAGGCTATTACGTTGAGTTAAAAGACGATTACGTAGAGGAAAGCGTGTACGTTGAGAACAGGGAGTATTATTAATGAAATCATATGGCATTTTATCGAGGTACGTGCGACCGGGGTATTCAAGAGGTCAATACGTACGACAATTAAAAGAAGATAACGTAGGTGGCGATATCCGAGAATACGATAAAAAAAGAAGAGAATTTTTTAGAAATCCTAATATAGCTTTATTTAAAAGAATAAGAAAAAGTAAGGATGATCCTTTTGACTATGAAGTTGAAGAGCTAGACGTATCACAATTTGATCCTAAAAAAGTTAAAGATGGAACACAATTAATAGTTGAATATAGTGGTGAAACAGGAGAAATGGTTTTTGGAACTGGTTTTGATGGAAGTATTGGTTTGGAAGATGCACCTTTTTTATTTTATTCTGGTCCAGGTGATGTCAGAAGATTATTAGATCAAACTGATTATGATGATATGATTTTTGGTAAACCTTTTGCAGATGATGCATCATTTTTTGATAAGACAAAAGAAAGAGTAAAAACAGGAGCAAGAGGTATACTAGGATTTGCAAAAAATCTTCCTGAAGTGGCAGCCGGTGCTTATCGTTTTTTACAACCAATTGATGCATTAGGTGGTATTGGACCTATTGATACTTTTTTACCAAAAGATGCAGAACAACAAAAAAGAGTAGACGAAATGTATGAGTTTCCAGGTTATAGTGATTTAATGAGAGAAAAACATGGTGTTGAACCTTTTCAAACACCTGTTGGTTCGTTTGGCGGCATATTTGATGCAGATGAATCTTTATATAAAGATACTTTAGTTGATGATCGAATGAAAGCAGATTATCTTCAATCAAAAGATTTGTATGATGTATTACAAATGTACGATGATGATGAACTTAGAGCAGAATTAGAAGCAGAAGGCACACCCCCAGAAGAAATTCAAGGATATTTTGACATTAAAAACATGACGGCAAAAGATTTTGAAGATTTAAAATATTATTCAGATCGTGATGCAATGATGCACGATATTCCAGGAGCAGTTAGTAGTGTTGCAGCAAGTCTGCCTGTTGCAGCTGGACCACTTGGTGCCCTAGGCCAAGGCGCAAATCTAATACGTAAAGGAAATAAATTAAGTCAAACAATAAAAAAATTAAGAAAAATTAAAGGAGTTAAGCCACTAGATTTTGGCGTTGGAACCGGTATTATTCCAGCTAACATAGATCTTTTAGAAAGAAATATTCTTCCAGAAGTGACAGAAGAATTTGAATAATGTCAATAGCATTATTAAAAAAGTTAAAAGATATAAGAAAGTTAAATAAAATTAGCGAAGCTGCTAAAATTAGATCTAGGACCTCGACCCAAGTTACAAACGCTAAAAACGCATACAATAATATTTACGTACCAGTATTAAAACTTCTTGAACAAAATAAAGGATTAAGTTTATCTGACGCCGTACGACAAATTAAACCTGGTATGGCGGACAATACAATATCAAATATAATAAATAGGAATTTTGATAGAAATGTAGCAAATTTAAAAAAATTTTTACCTGAGGAAGAATTTAAACAATATTCAATTATACTAGATAAATTTGCTGAAGAAAAAAAATTGTTTCAAGCGGCAAGTCCCACTATACCATCTACAGTAAAAGGGATTATTAACACATCCAAAAGTGGTCCTGGAATAAAACAAAGAGATAAATATAGAGAATTTTTTGGTGGCGATTTACAAGGTGAGCATACCATGATGTTAAAAGATCGTTATACTTTATATAATAAGAATAAAATGCTTGATGTAAAAGCACATAGAGCTCCAGAGTATGCAACAACACTTAAGAGAAATGAAGTTATAAAAAATGAAATTGCAAGAAAAATAAATAGAGAATTATCTAGAAAAGCAAAAAATGTATCTCAAATTAGAGAGGTTGCAAGACAGCCAGAAATGATGGCTAAAAAAAATATGAAAAATTTAAATGAACAAATAAATGACTCAGAAAGTTTAATACAAGGATATTCTAAAGAAGCTGAAGATTTAGGATTAGAGTTACGAATGGTTGATAATGAAACAGGTAGAATTAGATACTTTGGAAAAAGATATCCTAACATTACAACTTTAAAAAAATCTTTTGATGATTTAAAGTATTCAACTGGAGGATTAGTTAAATTATTAAACAAATTAAAATTAACAAAGAAACAAAAAGATCTAATTAAAAAGGCTGCATATAATCCAAAGAAGAAACCTGGCACTGGGCCCAAGGCTGAAAGAGAAAGACGTGTGAAACAAAAAATTCGTGATTTATATGGTAAAGAAAAGCGATGGAAATATGTGAAATCCAAGGTCCCAGGACCTAAATCTTCGCTAGAAAGAAAAGCAGAAAAAGAGTTTTTTAAACATACAGAATTTTGGCCAGATCGAAAAAAGAAAGCAGCAGGAGGAATACTAAGTCATTATGTTCGGTAAACTTAATAGATTAGTGCAAACTGCTAAGACAGTAAAGAAAGCATCAAAAGGTTTTAAAACAACCCGTCGTAATTTTATGAAGGGACTAGGCTCACTCGCCTTATCAAGTGCACTTCCTGGCAGCGTTAAAATTGCAACAGCTACAAAAAAACCTCTAGCACTAAAAGATGCAGTGCCGTGGGTTAAAACGATGACTAACGAACTTAAAGGAGTTGTTGATAGTAAAAAGGGAATTAAATTACCTAATGGTTCTGAAATTTTTTATTTAAAGAAACCATTAAATAAATATGATTCACATAAACTTTCAGTTAAGACTGCAGACGGAAAAGAGGATTTAATTAATTTTAAGGAAGGTAAGAATGATATTGAAATAGAGTTTGATATCGCGGATGATTTTGCAACTAACCAATATATAGAAGTAAATAAAAAGACAGGGTATACAGAAATGATTGATAGCAATCTTAGAATGGCACCTGGTGGTGAAGATGTTATTAAAGATGATCCAATTGTATGGGCTATGGAAAAAGGGAATGTACGTGATCGTATGATTTTAGATAAAACAACAAAACCAGATGATTATATGTATGATTACATGTCAGTACCTGATGATACAGACTATAGTTATCTTTTTGAACGTTATGTTGATTCTTTTTCTCCATCTGGTAATATATTCAATACAAAAAAATATGCTAAAGCTGAAAAAGCAAAAAATTTAGCAAACGAGAAAAAGATAGCGGAAAGAAAAGAAATTGAGTTTGAAGAACAATTTCGTGGAGGGCACGGTATGCATAGTTATAATATAGGTGGTATTGTTAATAAGTTAAAAACAGTTGGTTCTTTAACGAAAGGATTAAAAGCAGCAGAACCACTTGGTCCTGTATCCAAAGGACAAATGAAATTAGCTGCAC